CGTTCGCGTCGTTCGCTTGACTCGTACCACACAAATGCAATTTAATTTCTCGCCGCGTTATTCTGCGCGTAGGCACCGGAATTTCTCGCATGTGTGCCGCCTGCATAAACCGCCCAATCCATACGCAGGTCTCAAAAATTTCTTGCCCTACCGCCATGCCGTAGCTAGCGATCATCTCAATAGAAATATCGTCGAACGTGTCGTTCTTAATTAATTCCAACACCGTACCGTTGTCAACCTTGCCAAATTTTATTAATTCCTTACCGCGAATAAAAACCACACCGCTATGCGCTGTCCCTGGATCGATTGCAAATAACAATCTAGAAAGGTGGCTCATCGTCTGCGATGCCGACGCCTGCTTTAATTGGTATTTCTGCGCGCTCTTGCTTAAATGTTTCATAGTCCATGTCCTCTTGTGTTGTTTTTATCTCGAATTGCTTTTCGATTAGTTCAGGGAACCGCTCCCCGAATCTGACCTTGATGTGCCCAGGCCAAATCAACCGCTCGTCGTTTTTATCCATCCAATCAAGCGCATCAGTTGCCGATGTCGGAGCCTCGCCCTTGCCGCAATGCACACGCCACCAGTCTTCGGCTTTTCTGCGAGCAAATCCCGAGTGCTCCAGACATACCCACTCGGACACGTCTTGATGGATTCCGTATTCGTAGATTACACGTAGCGTCTTCGGTGTGTTCGCGTCGCCGCCTTTTTTTACGTGCACCATCCACTTAACACGCTTTACCTTTTCAATCTCTTCTCGCAGGTTCTTTAGCGGGGAAACGTTCGCCGCTACCGCGTCATGCCTTGCAATCTCGCGTGGCATTTCATGCCCGCAGCAATGACAAACAATTGCGCTAGCCGGTAATATCTCCGCGCACTGCGGACAAGTCTTTGTCGGAGGCGCGCCGCCATCGCCGCCTTTTTTCTTTTCCTTAATTCTAATGTCGTCAATGGGCCCGTGCTCTGCGATTACCCCGGCAAGATCCAAAACCAAGCAATCTTTTTTATAAGGACTAACGCGAAGCCCCCGCCCCACCATCTGCACATATAACGAAGGCGATAACGTAGGTCTCATCAAAACAATTAAATCAACGTGCGGCGCATCAAAACCCGTAGTCAAAACCCCGACCGAAACCAGAAACCGCAAGCGCCGCTCCTTAAATGCTGCGATCAAATCGCTGCGCTCTTGGCTCGGAGTGTCGCCCACGATAGTCTCTGCGCCGTGCCCGTTCTTTTTTAGCTCCGCCGTTACCATGTTCGCGTGCTCAACCGAACAACAAAACACAATGCCAGCATTGCGTCCCTGTCCGTATTTTTCGACCTCTCGACAAGCGCTTGCCACCACGTCAACCTCGGCAAGCGCCGTGCTCAAGCTCTGTGATTCGTATTCCCCGCCCTTGATTCTGACATTAGTTAAATCAGGCGCTCCGCCGTCTTTGCCGCGAAGGTCGCAAAGGAATTTTTGGTCTATTAAATCTCTTACCTTCGCCTCATAGCAAAGGGTCGAAAACATCCGCCCCTCTCCGTGGATATAACCCGAGCCCAGGCGGAAGTCCGTAGCCGTCAAACCAACCACACGAAGCTCCGGATTGATCACCCGCGAGTCAGCTAAAAATCTCTGATACATACCCTCGCCGTCAGGCGGCACCAAGTGCGCCTCGTCAATTAAAATAAGATCAAACCGACCAAGCGCGGGCGCTTTGTTGTATATCGATTGAATGGACGCGCATATAATAGGCTCGGAAGTGTCGCGGCTTTTGAGCCCCGCGCTGTAAATGCCAACAAGAGACTTCGCGTCCCACGTCCCTAGCACTTTTAAAATAGTTTCCGAAACCTGTTCGATAAGCTCGCGCACGTGCGAAATAATTAAAACGCGCGCGCCCCATTTTTGTACGGCCTCCTTTGCCGCCGTAGCAATTACCGCACTTTTTCCTGAGCCAGTAGGCAAAACAATTAACGTCCCTTGTTTGTTTGTGCGAATGTCCGCGTAAGCCGCGTCAAGCGCTTCGCGTTGGTAGTATCTTAATTCCATGCGTTTGTTCTTTTCGTAGAAAGTGAAAGGTAAAAAGCGCCGCCGACCGGCAACCATTCCGGCATCTTCCGCCTTTTGACCTAGCGGATGTTTTCGGCAATTAAACTACAGCGACATAAAGGCGAGGCGCGGAATATACCGACGCCCCGCGATAATTAAACTAACAAATCACGTCAGGTCACGGGGCCCAAGGCGCGGCCTCAGTAGTCGCAGGCATCGCCGTTGCTGTCGGTTGAACCGGCGCACTCGGTGCCGCCGACTCTACCTTAGCAATCTTGTTGTCCATCTGACCAGCGTTTAAGTTGCTGGCGACGACTTTGACAGTCACATAGATGGTTTTGTTCGCCAACTCAAAATAACTCTTTGGCTGTAAAACATTAACCGCGTGGCAAAGAGCGGACAATTGACCGCGTCCAATGGCCTGAGCCTGCGGATTCTCCGCAACCACATTCATTCGATGCGTTAATTTTCGGCCCTTGCTCTTGCCGTCCACCACCACCAAATCAGCAACCACCATCGTCCCCTTGCCGTTCTTGGTCGGCACTTCCGCGACCTTTTCGACCAGACACAAATAGCGCCCGTCAGGCAGTGGCACGTATCCGTTGTTAGGTTCGACTTTTGTTGCGTCGAATCCAGTGTTTAAAAATGACATGCTAGCCTTCTTTCTGCGCCGTGGCGCTGTTGTCTGCGGTTATTTCCGCAGGTTGAGATTGATTAATTGGTTGAGTCGCCGCTACGCCAGCAACCGCACTAGGCGCAAATGCCTTTCCTATGCCTGTCAGTATTTCACCCCAGGAAAAGCTGACCTCCGACGGCAACCAGTATCGATTCTTAGCAATATGCGTTGGCTTTTCATCGCAATAAATAACGCGTTCGCCTTCACCTTTCGCTTTCGTGGTCGTCTTGTTAAATCCACCTGTGCGGTCCTCAGTGTAAACGCGGTAATTTGCACACAGAACCGCATCGCACCACTGAGTAATTAATGGCCCGCAACTCTTGTGCAGCGCTGGTTGAAAGCGGTCGTAACCTGCCGTGCGAGGATCTTCATATTTAATCACCGACATGTGGCCTATTAGAATGATTGCGACACCCTTAGCGCGCAAGGCGGTTAGCAAATTGACCAGCGAAACCATTTCCACCACAACGTTATCAAAGCCTTTTTGATAAGGAATATCGGAAATGGCTTTAATTCCTAGTTTTTCTGCCGTAAATCGCTGCACCATGCGCTCAACCTCAGTAATCGAATCAACTACCAAAGTTTTAATCCCTTGATGATCGATCACCAGCTCTTGAAGCGTTGCAATTACCGCTTCCCAATTAACAGGTCGTGGCAATTTCGGACACTCAAGCCCGTCTGCGCCGTCCTCAACCGGCAAGATCACCGCCCCAGGGAACATACTCCCCAGCGTGGTCTTTCCGATACCCGCAGGTCCGTACAATAAAATGCGCGGAGCAAGTGTCGTTTTCGCCGTGGTTATTTTTAACATATGAGTCCTTCTTTCTGCGCCTTAGCGCAAGGTTGGTTTATCAGAGTATGTCTGCCGAATTTATTACAATGGGGCAACTCGGGTCGTTTGGCCACATGCCAGAATCAAGGCAATCAACAAAGTCATTTAACCACTGCTCGTTACGATTGCGCGCAACCTCCAAGGCGTCCGCCGATGCCTCGACAATTAAAATACGCTCCTGACCTTCCGTCTCTGCGAATATCATGCCGCCCACGTTGTACTCTGAATTTTTTGACAGAGTCAGCAAAAACGAATACCAACAAAGCTGCTCGACGTATCGGTATTTTTTCACGTGCTCGCGCACGTCGTCTAGGTTGCGAATTGTTTTCAGATCCCATACGTAATTTGCCGAGTCGATAATACCAATCTTTGCTTTAACTGCAATCTGGTGCCCGTTCCAATTTAATTGGTGCGATAGTTCCACCTCGTTTTCAGACGATGTTAGCAAGGCGCTTGATGTCGGGTGCTTATAGATATTAACATAAAGACGGTGACATAAATCAGCTTGTTCTTTAGTGATTACCTTTAGCCCAGCCGCCCGCGCTGTCGCTATCCATTCTTGCGCCTCTTTCTTAATGGATGCCGCTCCGCTCGGAGTCAGGAATGCGTCCGGTAAAATAGCGGTGCCTTTTGCAAATGCGTCCGGCCCCTCCAGTACCAGCAAACGCACGCAGTTCCCCAAGTCCATACTTCCGCTGCTGTGCCCATCAATTGTTTTTGTTACGTGCCGCCCGTGGTAATACGCCGGGCCCACGTCCGCAAAGTCCTTTAATTGATGAAACGATAAGCCGGGTTTTTTGAAATAGTTTTCCATATTATAGTCCTTCGATTTTGAAATAAGGCACTTCGCCGCGACCAATTGCAGCCGCAACCAATCGGACGCCCGCGTAGTCGTAGTCTACGACGTAGTCTGCGACTTTGCCGAACCGAGAAAAAGCGTCCTCGAGAGAATCTGCCGCCCGCTTGATTGTCGCCCGCACCTTCCGGAGGCAAGCCTGAACGGAATCAGGAAAACCTGCGATATAGTCGTCTACCGTTTTGGGGATTGTTTGTGTCCGGTTCATCGAATCTTCTCCACCAGAGATAGTTCTCCGCATAGGGGAAACACCGCTATCCCGTCTGTGCT